TCTATCATAGACTCCATTAATCATATTTCTACAATGCGATCTAGTGGTAGGTATTACATCTCCATAGTATTTAACATAAGTTAAACCAGCGTCATTAGCTTTATTAAAGTTTAGTGTTGCGTCAAAATCTCTTAATCCATCATTAAGTATTTGTCCAGCATATCTTTTCATATTAACACCTACTCTTGTACTGGCATATTTACTTTGTAATATCTTAATAGCGGAATCAACCTTAGTTGCTAGTAGTGGATTATCTTTATTATTTTTAACATAACTAACTAATCTATTTACAGCATCATCATTAGATACAGAGTATATACCATTGATAGATGTTCTTAGTTCTTTGTTTAATATAGTTATATCAGTTCCGATTAATGTATTTTGATATATTTTGTCTGATAATATTGTTGTGAACTCATTAGATACATCTTTAAACTGTGTGAAGTATTGCTGTTTAAGATTCTTAACTAATGCTAAATCTCCTTTAGTTAATTCTTGAAATTCTACTGGTATAATTCCTATTGTCTTAAATGCTTTCTCTACTCTTTTAGCTTGTTGATTAAATCCTTTTCTAGTTACTGTATCTGCCCAACCTAAATATTCCTTTTCTAATATAGATTTAATCTTAGGTCTTATTGCTATAGCTGATTGTAAGTCTATTAGCTTTCCAGAAGTAGTTGGTAATGATACGTTAGCTAAAGATACAATTTGATCTTCTATCTTATCTAATGATCTTGTAAGTGATTTGTAGTATTTTATCTCAGCCTTTTCTATGCCTTTGATTCTATATTGTGTGGCTTTCTCTATAATATCAGCCATGATACTACCTTATCAGTTGGTATAAATTAAAGTTTTCAAATTCTTCTATAAACTTAATGTTAACAAATCCAGCAGGTACTCTTACTGCTGTTCCGTCTGCTAAATAAGATTCAAATATTTGAGGTGCTATTGATGGTGTAATATTAAATATTGTAATTAAGTTTTTTAAAGCATTTAAGTCATACCAGTAAGTAGATACATATATAACTTCTTCAATTTGTGTGCTTTGATAATGAGGTAAGGCTGTATATACTTCTTTTAGTTCTGAGTTAGATTTAGTTGAGTAAATGAAAAACATAAACATTAACAGTAAACATATAATCATTCTATATGGATTCATGGTTACCCCTAAAATTTTCATTAAATTACTTCCTGTTCTACCTCTGTATCAACTATAGCTTCTTCTGTAAATGAACCTACTGAATTCGCTGAATCTATCTCGTCAAATATAGTATCTAGTATTTCAGAGTCGTTATCTATAACAGACCTTGCTATTTCTTTATTTATTTCTTTATCTAGCGTTGGAGAAGGAACTTGTATTGCTTTTGCTTGTTGATAAAAAGCTAAGTCTGTTGCGTAATCTCTAATATTAAATGAATCAGGATAATTTATTTCACCATCAAATTTAACATTCTGAAATAATGCGTATAATCTCCAAAGATTTTCTTCGGCTATTTCTAAGTTAGCTGCTTTCTCTGATAGTCTAGCATTAAGTAATTCAAATTCAGTTTGTAAAGCTATACCACTTGATACTTGAGTTTTAGTTGCTCTTATTGCACCAGTATGTGCTATTCTATTAATAGATTCTACTTTACCATTTATTGAATCCATAATTGAAGTTAAGCTAGAACCAGACGGTTGAAGTAAGTAAGGTTTTAAATTAGGTTCTAATTCATCAGGTATTTCTATGATAGCACCAGCACCAGCACTAGCATTTGTACTAGGTGTTTTAACTAATGAAGGGTGATTAGATAATCTTACTAATTGTTCTATTTCAGAGTAATCATTATAGATAGATTTTTGTAGATCAGCGATATCAGATAGATCAGATAGACCTATTCCTCTCATAGCAGACTTAGCATTATATAATATTACTGCTGGTATCTTACCTATTTTGTTTGGTACTGAATCTATTAACTCAGGTTCTTTATTATCTGATTCTAAATATACTGTGTCTATTTTATCTTGATACCAAAGTTTAAAGTATTGTCCACCGAACTTATCTACTTCTTCTCTAATCTTTAAATAATCTAATTCATATTTACCATTAATTGATCTACTGTAATTCCAATCATAAATATTCTCTGGAGTTACTATTGAAACATAAGGTCTAATATCTTGACTTAGTTCTTCTGCTCTTGTACCAGTTTGAACGTTAGGTTTATCTAACATTAATAAAACATGACCGTAAATAGCTGAGTAATTTTGTGCTTGTCTAATTACACTATTAAATGTATTACCTTCTAAATCGGCATCTTTAAGGAATGAGTCTAGTGACGCTTCCTCACTCATTGATTCAAAAAATCTAGTAGGTTTAACTCTAAATAAAAATGATGAGTATATTTGAATGATATTTTTACAATGGTTATCGCAAGGAGTGTTAGTAATTCTAGCGTTGTATTCACTGGCTAATTCTAAATTGTATCTATTAAGATATTGACCAGCAGCATAATCATTACCACCATTATATGATCTGATATAATATTCCCAATTCCCTACTTGACTATTATAATCTACATGAGTTTCTTTTACTTGATCTCTAGTATAAGCCATTATTTAACGCCCCATCTTGTAGGTTTGGAATAAGTTGTTTGTGTAGTAAGTGGTTTGATAAAATCTATTAAATAGCCTAGTGCGTCATTCATATGGTCAAATCCTTGTTCTTTATCTGGTATGTTCGTATTTTCTTTATATATTTGTCGTTGTAATCCTTTTAGCAGAGTTTTACACGAATTGCTAATAAAAATATGCCTAACTCCATTACTATCTTTTAATTTAGTATTTACAGCATTTACTCTATCTCTAATAGCTGGGTGTTTGTTTTTAACTTTAACTTTAAATCCAGCGTTCATTAATATACTTAGATCGGTTCTACCACCAGCAGAAGTTTTTCTTTGTTTAGCTGCTGGGTCTGGATATACAAATATCGGTTGATTAGAACCATATCTATCTCTAATCTCTTGACACATCTCATCAGTATTACTTGAGTATATAATAATCTCATCTAAGAAATATATCTTATCCTTTTCTATTTGACATACAGCAGCACTCATTGGGTCAACGTTAAAGTCCATTCCGATATGAATAGGTTTCTCCCAATCAATTTCTTTCTTGATTACTGACTCTACTGGGTGGAAGTTATAATAAACAGAACCAGCATAGTTTTCAAACGTACCTTCAAATTCTTGTCTATAGGTTCTAATATCAATATCTTGTTTGGCTTGATCTAATTCTTCTTGAGAAACCATACCGCCCTCTATTGTAGTATATTGAAAAGACTCCCAGTTATTATCTTGCTTTCCTTTTAAGTATAACTCATAACTCCAGTTACCATAACCTTTAGGGGTTCCACAAAATAATACTCTACCTTCTTTATCTGCTGTTGATGCTCTTAATACTTCATACCATGCTCGTTTATCTATATCAGCGAACTCATCTAATATAAGAAAGTCTAATCCACTACCTCTTAAACCATCAAAGTTTTCAGCACCTCTTAATGATATTGTACTTCCTGAGCCTCTTATTTTAATAGTTAAATTTGTTTCGTTGATGTCTTGAATCCAATTAAAAGAATGTAGCATAGCTTTTAGGTCTGCCCATACAATTTCTTTAGCCATCTTATGAGTGGGTGCTATATACCAAATCTTCTTATTCTTTTGAGTTGCTACTTTCATCATCTCAGTAATACATAGGAATGTCTTACCAAATCTTCTTCCAGATATTAATACTCTGAATCTAGCTTTTGAATCGCTTACTGCGAACTGTGGTTTCGTTAGTGATATTTTCAGTATTACCTCATAGCTTCGTAGTTATCCATATACCATTTATGAAATAACACAAACTGCTTCTTAACTTTCTCTACTGATAAACCTTGATTGCCACTATCATTCATAAAAGAACCACCTACTTGGATATGTCCTATTCTATATTCACAATGTACAAATTCATGTAATATAATTTGAAACATATCCTCTGGCATTGTTTTTAATAGTGTGTGATTGAAGGCTAAAAATGAAGGTGTATCTCTTGTGTTTGGCATACAGTAAGCTACTATTTGTGAAGTTGCTGGAAAGTTATTTATATTTGATATCTGAGTTGTGGTATCTCTACCAGTTACTTCTTTAAAATACACTCTAACTTCTTCTAATGTCTTGTTAAATTCTTGTTTGTATTGATATTCACTTACTACGTTTGAGTGTTGTGCTTTAGCGTTAAATGAAAATATCGTTAAGATTATTGATAATATGATTATATAAAATAAACCTAGTTTTTTCATATATCCTTATTATCTTATTTTTACATTAAAGACAAGTCCCGCCTATAAACACACTACCATCTTCCAATATATGATTACTTCTTTTTTGAGGAATATTCTCATAAGTTGTATTGTTATCTCTGAACTCGCTTACTAATTCCATACAATTTTTATTAGTATGTCCTATATTGAAATATAAATAATCTATCTTAGAATCAATGGTGAAATGACTATTGGCAGAAACTATAAATATAACTAATGTTTTAATCATTATAAAACTACCATAGATATTAAAGTTGCTATTATTAAAACTCTTAGAGTCCACCTTAGACCAAGTATCATTACTAGAACTATTGATATTAGTATTGGCGTTACCAAATTATTAAAACTCCTATTA